GCTACAACTGTAAACCAGACTGGCGCTACAACTGTTAGCGATACAACTGCTACTACGCTGTTTGTTATCCCTGCAGGTGCACAAATCACCAATTTCTTTGTTGACATTACCACTGCTTATGCTGGTACAACAGGAAACACCATTACCATTCAAACTGCTGGCGGTTCTTCATTGGCTACTGTTGGTAGTGCTTCTACCACACCATTGTCTACAGGACGCGCAACAGTTTCTATCACTGCCGCACAAATCGGTACCATTTTGAATGTTGGTGCAACTGACTTAATCGTTCAAGTAATCTACGCTTGTGCTGGTACAGCCAGCGGCGGAGCTGCTACGGTTACATGCCAGTACATCGTTAAAAACTCTGACGGCGCAGCTAACCCTAGCCAAGTCTAATTAGGAGCATCACATGACGATGCAAACAGACGTTAAAAGTGCTCATTTGAGTGTTGCTGGCTCATTGGTGGGGAACAGAACCCGATTAAAAGGTTTTTCTGTTACGCCAGTTGCCAGTACAGCGGCTACGTTTGAATTCAGAGATGGCGGTTCATCGGGGCTTATTCTGGCTCAGTTTGATATTGCCTCTCAATCAAATCCTGTACCCTTTTATTTGTTGGTTCCCGGCGAAGGTATTTTGTTTCAAACAAATCTTTATTTAACATTAAGCGTAGGTTCCGTCACAGGAATTACGGTGTTTTATGGCTAGTCCCGCATGGCAACGCAAAGAAGGTAAAAACCCTAATGGCGGTTTAAACGCCAAGGGTAGAGCCTCTGCTAAAAAGGAAGGTCACAACTTGAAACCACCTCAACCACAAGGTGGATCAAGGCGTGATTCTTTTTGTGCCCGCATGGAAGGGATGAAAAAGAAACTAACATCTTCAAAAACAGCAAACGATCCAGATTCTAGAATTAACAAAAGTCTTAGGGTTTGGAATTGCGCTGAAGGTGGATACATTAAATCTGCTGATGGAATTGCTATCAAAGGAAAAACCAAAGGGAGACTTTGTTAATGGAAGCAGGTCTTATTTGGTCAGCAGTTTTATCTGTATTGATGGGAGTTTTTGGGTTTTTTGTAAAAGAAAAACTTAATGAAGTACAAGATGTTGCCGAAGACATTAAACGTGTCGAGCGACTTTTAAACATTACCCGTGAGGAGTTAGCACGTGATTACTCAACTAATGCAGAAGTTCAAAGAATTACTGACCACATTGATCAACGCTTTAACAGGCTTGAAGCAAAAATTGATCAACTTATTCAAGCGGGGAAATGATGCCAAGTAATTCAAAAAAACAACACAATTTCATGGAAGCAATTGCCCATAACAAGGCGTTTGCTAAAAAGGTTGGCGTACCTCAATCGGTAGGTCAAGATTTTTCAAAAGCCGATAAAGGCAAAACTTTTAAAAAAGGTGGAGAAATGAAATCAGATTCAAAAGATGACATGAAAATGGATAAGTCTCAAGACAAAAAAATGATCAAGAAGGCTTTCTCTATGCATGATAAGCAAGAGCACAAAGGCGAGCACACCAATCTTTCTAAATTGAAAAAAGGTGGCAACGTCAAAAAGATGGCAACAGGCGGTATGCCTGACCCACGTATGGCGGCAATGATGGCTAAGAAACGTGCTATGGCGGCAGGTCAAATGGGACAGCAAGCCCCAGCAATGGCTCGCCCAATGGCTCCTGCTCCCGCTCCTACCATGCCTATGAAAAAAGGCGGCAAAGTTAAGAAAATGGCTTCTGGTGGCATGACCAGCATGGGTAAAGTTAAAACAAATCCCGGCAATATCAATGGTGTTGCAGAGCGTGGTTTGACCAAAGGCAAGATGGTAAAGATGGCTGGTGGCGGTTCTGGTAAAAGATATTGCTAGGAGATTGCTATGAGTGAAGCACAAACCAATGCTGATGTAAAAAAGGTAAAAGATTATCTTTACTATGGCAAAGAACAAACCGTAGGTAAAGATGCTCCTTATAGCCGTTTTCGTGATATGAGTGGCAGTATGGCAAGGGATAGGTTGGAAAGCCGTGGCGTTGATACCGACAGTTTAATTACTGGAAAAGCCAGTGCCAACGAAGGCTACAAAAAGGGTGGCATGACTGCATCTAAACGGGCAGATGGTATAGCCCAGCGGGGTAAAACCCGTGGGACTATTATTGCTTGTGAAGGCGGCTACATGAAAGGCAAGAAGTGATAGCGTCACGTGGTATGGGCGCTATTAGCCCTTCCAAAATGCCAAAGGGTAAAAAAGAAGCCCGAAGAGACGACACTGACTTTACGCAATATGCTAAAGGCGGTACTGTTAATGCGGCTGGGAATTACACAAAACCAAGTTTGCGTAAACGAATTGTCTCTCAGGTAAAAGCCGCCGCTACACAAGGCACGGGCGCAGGTCAATGGTCAGCACGTAAAGCACAGTTAGTAGCCAAAAAGTACAAAGCGGCAGGAGGAGGTTATCGTGATTGAACACACAAAAGATTGTTTAATTTATGAAGCAGGGCAGTGCACCTGTGACGCAGTAACGGACGAAGAAATAGATGCCGAATTGCTTGAAAAAGAAGAGGCAAAAGATTGAAAGCACCACAGGAATCCCTTAAAAATTGGGGTGACCAGAAATGGCGTACCAAATCGGGGAAGCCTTCGTCAAAAACTGGGGAAAGGTATCTTCCAGAGGCGGCAATTAAGTCTTTAAGTCCTGCTGAATATGCCGCAACGACAAAAGCAAAAAGAGCAGGTAAAGCCAAAGGTAAACAGTTTGTAGCCCAGCCCAAAAGCATAGCAAAGAAAACAGCAGGTTTTAGATAAATGGCATACACAAGCGGAGCATCAACATTCAACCTCGATTTCAATGAAATTGCGGAAGAAGCGTATGAGCGTTGTGGAATTGAAATGCGTACTGGTTACCAGTTGCGTACCGCTAGGCGTAGTCTTAACTTGATTACGATGGATTGGGCTAGTCGAGGCATCAATTTGTGGACGATAGAAGAGGGCGAGATACCTCTTATAACAGGTCAGGTAGCCTACCCCCTTCCCGTAGATACAATCGACCTCCTAGACCACGTTATACGCCAAAATCAAGGCACTCAAAACCAGATTGACATTAGCATTACCCGTATTTCAGGGGTAACTTACCTACAGGTTCCAAACAAACTTGCACAAGGTCGTCCAATTCAATTATTTGTAAATCGTCAATCAGGAATGAGCAATCTAACCAGTGCTTTGGTGGTTGGAAACGGTACAAATGGCACGGTTACTGGTATTAGTGCAACAGATACCAATATTCAAGTTAGTTCAACTGTTAATTTAGCCGCATCTGGCTACGTAAAAATTGATGAAGAAACTATTTACTACACCAGCATTGCCAATAATCAATTGCAACTGTGTGCACGTGGACAAAATAATACAACGGCTACCAGCCATGCGGCAGGAGCAACCATTTACCAACAGAATTTACCCACTGTAAGCGTTTGGCCCACTCCCAATGACGGAGGAAATTACACATTGGTGTACTGGCGTATGCGTAGGGTACAAGATACTGGGTCTGGAACTCAAGTTGAAGACATTCCTTTCCGATTTTTGCCTTGTTTGATTGCGGCTTTGTCGTATCAACTGGCTGTAAAAAACCCCGAAGCAATGGACAGAGTCCAAATGCTTAAACAAATGTATGACGAAGCATGGTTAACCGCATCTCAAGAGGATAGAGAGAAAGCCTCATTGAGACTTGTGCCTCGTCAAATGTTCTGGAATTAAAACATGGCGAATGCTTACGCATCAGGTAAACATTCAATTGCCGAGTGTGATAGGTGCGGTCAGCGCTACATGCTCAAGGAGTTGAAGAAAGAGATTATCAAGACACGCCTTTTTAATTTAAAGGTTTGTCCTGAGTGTTGGGACCCAGATCAGCCTCAGTTGTCATTGGGTATGTATCCAGTGTATGACCCACAGGCGGTTTTGGAACCTCGCCCAGATGTGAGTTACCAAATGTCTGGAAACAGTGGATTGCAGGTTTCTAACAGCAATACAACGGCACAAAATGCCAATGGTTTTCCAGAGGGTGGTAGTAGAGTTTTTGAATGGGGATGGAATCCAGTTGGGGGTTCGCAGGGTTTTGACGCTAGTCTAACTCCCAACAGTTTGGTATTATCGTTTCAAATAGGTACAGTAACAATTTCAACCAGTTAGGAGCAGAAAATGGGATACAAAAAAGCCGCAGATGGCATAGTTTCTAAAGGTAAAACAGACGCACAAGTCTTTCCTACTGATGGAAAAAAGATTATTGACAAAGGACCTAAATCCAACAAGAGTAGTTTAAACAGCAACTACAAGTCAATGGGTCGCAACTTGGCACGTGCCGCTAATCAAAGGGGAAGATAATGGGATTCTCTAAAAAAGTCATGGGTAAAGAAGTTGGCGATGCCGAAGTCTATGCCAAACCACATACACCAAGCGGTAAAGCGCTTGATGCAAAAGTTCCAACTGAAACTGGCGCTGAGTTTATGAACCAAATGAACCCATCAGTTGCTGGAATTAGTAAGGGTAACTACCGAGAGACAAAGACTTCTGGCATTAAAATGCGTGGAACAGGTGCGGCAACCAAAGGAACCATGTCACGTGGTCCGATGGCTTGAGGTTTAAACAATGACCTACAATGAATTAGTTACGGCGATACAAGATTATTCGGAAAATACTTTTCCGACTGTTGATATGAACCGTTTCATTGAGCAAGCAGAGCAGAAAATTTATAACGCTGTTCAATTGCCTTCATTGCGTAAAAATTCCACTGGAAATTGCACAGTAAATAATCGTTATCTTTCCGCTCCTGACGATTATTTATCTACATTTTCACTGGCAGTCATTGAGAACTATGGTTTAAGCAATGAAAATTACACGTATCTTTTAAACAAAGACGTTAATTTTATTCGCCAAGCGTATCCAAACCCAAAAGATACTGGCTTGCCCATGTACTATGCGTTGTTTGGACCTCAATATGGTCACCCAACTGAACTAACTTTTATCCTTGCTCCCACCCCTGATGTGGCTTACACAATGGAGTTGCATTACAACTTCTATCCTGAGTCAATTGTGACTGCTAATCAAACATGGCTGGGGGATAATTTTGATACTGCTCTACTTAATATGTGTTTGATGGAAGCAATCACTTACATGAAGGGTGAGCAAGACCTTGTTGTTCTTTACAAATCCCGTGCTGATGAAGCAATGGCTCTTCTCAAACAACTTGGCGATGCCAAGGAGAAAGGCGATTCTTATCGTGATGGATTACCTAAATATCCTGTCACATGATTGTTCAAACTATCACCACTTCGTTTGTAGTAGATATTCTGGAAGGCTTACAGAGTCTTACTACGGATACTATAAAAATGGCACTGTATACAGCGGATGCCAATTTAAGCGCCAGCACAACTGTGTATTCTTCTGCAAACGAGGTATCTTCTGCAAACTATTATGCTGGAGGCGCACTGTGTTCAAATGTTACGGTCAATCAGTACAACGGTACGGTTTACGTAAGTTTTGACAATGTATCTTGGACAAATGTTTCCTTTACTTGTAGGGGAGCACTTATCTATAATGTAACCAAAAGCAATAAATCTATTGCGGTATTAAATTTTGGATCAGATAAAAGTGCTGGACCAAATTTTACTGTGACGTTACCTGCTAATACGTCTACTTCCGCATTAATTCGTGTTTAAACAAGGAGATTTTAAATGTTTGATGAAAATGTAAATTTTGGGGACTCTTGCGATGCAAGCGTTACACGTGGCGCAGGACAAACCGAGAAAATGGGATTGTCAGGCTACTATGAAGTCAAATGTCATGGCGTTGACGGTCAACTTAAATGGGAAGACGTTATTCATAACGTTGTAACCACTGTTGGTAAAAACGGTGTACTGGATACTTACTTAGGTAACGTAGCGGCAGGTGCAATTGTAATGGGCTTAAAAGGTACTGGAACTGCGGTTGCCGCAGATACTCAGGCAAGCCATGCAACATGGTTAGAAGTTGGTTTGGCAAACGCCCCTACTTATACTGGTAACCGTCCTACGCCTTCTTTCAGTGCCGCTTCTGCTGGTGTTAAGTCTACCAGTGCCGCTGTAACGTTTACGATGTCAGGTTCTGGTACTGTTGCTGGTTGTTTTATCAACGTTGGCGGTTCATCCACCAAAGATAATACCACTGGCACTTTGTTCAGCGCAGGTGATTTCACCGCTGGCTCTAAGACCGTTACTTCTGGCGACACTTTAAGCGTTACATATTCTGCAACTGCTACTTAATAGGAGCCTGAGATGGCTCTTGTTCTAGCCGATAGAGTTCAGGAAACCACAACCACAACTGGTACTGGTACTGTCACCCTTGCGGGTGCTAGTACTGGTTTTCAGTCGTTTGCGGCAATTGGCGATGGCAATACAACTTTCTATTGTATTGCTGGACAAGGCACGTCCGAATGGGAAGTGGGGATTGGAACATATACCTCTTCTGGTACAACGCTTGCCAGAACAACTGTTCTTTCCTCTAGCAATAGCGGTTCATTGGTTAGTTTCAGTGCGGGTACAAAATCTGTTTTTGTAACTTATCCATCTGAACGGTCTGTTAATTTAGATCAATCTACCAGTACGGCTTTTGCTTCACAATTTGCGGCATCCAATGGAATATTTGTAAACAACTTGACCGTAGCGGCAAGTTATACAATTCCAACTGGATACTCTGGTCAATCGGTTGGACCAGTTACCCTTAATAGTGGTATCAGCGTTACCGTTCCTAGCGGTAGTAAGTGGGTGGTTTTATAAATGTTTGGGTACGTTACCTTTGCTCAAAGTCCCTTTGCCGCATTGGGAGGTACAACATATGCCGCCACCACGAATGAATCTTTTGCATTAACGGATTCACAAGCCATTAGTTCTGTGGCTTGGGTGGGTGCACAAGCAGAAACGTTTGCCCTAACCGACAGTCAAACTGTTACTGTGGCGTTTGGCGGGTCAGTTACAGAGACATTTGCTTTAACTGACTCATCCTCTGCAACGGCTATCTTTGTTGGTTCTCAGGCTGAAACAATGGCGTTGAGCAGTAGCGAAGCGGTTACTGTTGTATTTGTAGGAGCGCAGGCAGAAACGTTTGCTTTGACTGATTCCAGCACGGCGGCACAGACATTTGTTGTTACTGTTAATGAAACAACAGCATTGACCAATTCTCAAAATGTATCAGTTACATGGGCGGTAACGGTTACTGAAAGTACAGCACTTACAAATTCCCAGAATGTAACGGTTGTATTCCTTGGTAGTACATCTGAAACGTTTACATTGACAGATGCCCAGACAGGCAATGCAACGTACCCCATCACAACAAATGAATCTTTTGCTCTAACAGATGCCCAGAGCGTAGCGGCTACATTTGTAGGAGCAAGGCTAGAGTCTTTTGCGTTGAGTACTACACAAGATAGTTCTTTTACATTTTTTGGAAATACTCAAGAATCTTTTGCATTGACCAATGCTCAATCAAGCGTGGTCAATTTACCAGTAGCAAGGGCAGAAACGTTCGCACTGACTGATGCAAACAATGTAACTGTTCAGTTTTTTGGTGCAATAAATGAATCTATTGTTCTAAATGCCTATGCACAAGCGACAGGTTGGTTTATCATTAACGATGATCAAACTGCAAATTGGACACCAATCAATACACAAACGCCCCAAATTTGGACTCAGATAGGCTCATAAATGTCAACATACACAACGTCTGGTTTATACATTGAGTTAATAGGTACTGGTGAAGCAACTGGTACATGGGGTGCTTCCACCAACAATAACTTCCAATATGTTTTTGAAGAAGCAATTATTGGTCGTGCAACTGTTGCTTTTACTGATGCTGACGTTACCCTTACCCCAGTATCTTCAACAACCAATCAAACTTTCCGCAATGTTTATTTAAATTGCACGGGAACCAATACCGCTACTCGTAGCCTGATTGTTCCAAACATTTACAAAAACTACATTATTGAGAACAACCTCAGTAGTGCAACAAGCATTTTGGTTAAGACTTCAGCGGGAACAGGCATCACCGTTCCTAATGGTTTTAAATGCGCTGTATATGTAGATTCCACTAACGTGGTTCAAGCATCAAATTACTTTCCAGTTGCAACTGTTGGAACTTTAACCCTGACCAATGCTTTAACAACAGCAAATGGTGGAACAGGTTTAAACAGTTTTACTGCTGGAGATTTGCCTTACTATGCATCAGGTACTGCTTTATCCAAGTTAGGTATTGGTACAAATGGCTATGTTTTAACATCAACTGGCTCTGCTCCAACTTGGACTGCAACTTCGGCTTTGTCGGTAGCAAATTTAATTGGCGGGTCAACGGGATCGGTTGTTTATCAATCTAACGTTAACACAACTGCTTTTTTAAACATTGCAAGTGCAAACTACGTATTAACGGTAAACTCTGGGGGAACGGCTCCTCAATGGTCAGCAGGTTTAAACGTCCCTGCCGATTCTATCTTTGCATCAACAGGTGCTTTGACCATTTCAAGAGGAACAACTGCTCAACGCCCTGCAAGTCCTACATCTGCAATGTTAAGGTTCAATACCAGTACAACTACATTTGAGGGATACAACGGTAGTGCTTGGGGTGGAATTGGAGGAGCGGCGGCAGATAATTGCATCAACACCAACTTCACAACCATTTCAAATAACTATGCTTTCAGTGCTGGATATTGTGGAGAAAGTGTCGGACCTATCACAATTGCTTCTGGTGTGTCCGTAACTGTTCCCGCCGATTCTAGGTGGGTCATTCTTTAAAGGATAAAAAATGGGATCAGTAGTCTTAGCAGGAGCCACATCAGGCTCCACCACAATAACTCCAACAGATGCTGTTACAACAACGGTAACTCTGCCTTCAACAGGCGGCACTCTACAAACATCAGGAGCAGGGTTCACAACGAATGGCGTAGCATACGCTACAAGTACAAGTGCTTTGGCTACTGGGTCTAATTTAGTATTTGATGGAAGTAATTTGGGTGTTGGTGTTACACCTAGTGCTTGGTCAAACTTTAAAGCCATTCAAATGGCTAATGGCGTAGGTTTGGCTTCCTATACTGCGGGTGCAGTTATTATGAACCTTGGTGCAAACCAGTATTACAACGGTTCAAATTATGTTTATGTAAACTCAGATTACTCAACTTCTTATCAACAAACTTCGGGTGCGCATAAATGGTGGGTTGCGCCATCAGGAACTGCTGGTGCTACTATTTACGAAAACCAAGTAATGACACTAAACAATAGTGGCAATCTAGGTATAGGTACAACTAATCCCACTACACCTTTACATATACAAAGCGTTGCTGCAACAGGTGTAAATTCTATTTATTGCACAG